GCAATTAGGTCTAACTACTGAACAAGCAAAATATCTTGGTGAAGCATTAAAAGATATAGATAAAAAGAAACCTGCTGAAGCTGCCGAAACATTAAGACAAATTAGTGAATACCTTGACACTAATACAACTATCAGTGCCGAATTTAAAAGAACATGGTCTGAAACAATAGCTCCAATTCTAAAAATTAATAATACTGTTTTAGAATTAGAAAAAAATCTAAGAGCGGCACAACAACAATCTAGTGACTTTAATGCATCATTAGCCAGCATTCAAAATTCATTCCAGCCTGATATCAATAAAGCAAAAAGAAATTTTGATCAAATTACAGCAATTCGTCTTGAAGGCGAAATGAAGATAGCCGAATTTAATCGCCAGATGAAAGAAAAAGAAGGCGATGGGGTTAATAGAACAAAAGAGATTGAAGCTGGTCGTTTAAAAATACAAAACGAAACTAATGATAAAGTTAAAGATTTTCGTAAGAATCAAGAAGAAGCATATTATGCTATTACTTTAACTAATGAAGGTAAAATCCGTAGTCTAGAATTAGAAAGCCAACTTAATAAATTAGCTGACCAAAACCGTTATACTTTATCTTATCAATTACAATACCAGCAAGACATTGCAAGAAATCAAAAAGAATATTTAGATACAACAGCGGCTATTGAAGAACAACATCGCAAAGGTTTAATAACAACGGCACAAGAGGCTAAATTATACGCTGATGCAAGTGCATTAAGAAATAGAGCTGATAGAGTTGCAGAAGAAGTTAGACAAAAACGAATTAATGATGCAAAAGATGCCAACGACCTTGTTTTATTCGAAATGGATGCAAAACAAAGAAGCATTGGTTATGATATTGAATCATTAAAACTTCGCGCTGAAATGCGTAATGGTTATCCAGAGGATATTGACCTAGCTGTAAAATTAACAGCACTTAGAAATGCACAAGTCGAAGCAGAAACAAGACTTAATCGTGAAGTTGAAACAGGTAAAATTAGTAGTGCCGATGCATTAGATAGAATGATTGCAGGCCGTCAAGAGTTAGAAAAATCTGTAGAGTTAGAAAAACAAAGATATGCTGAAGCCGCTCGCTATCGTACAGCAAGTCTTGGCGAAGGTATGAAAGATGCCGTGGCTAAAATGACTAGAGATAATTTAACCAGTTACCAACAAGGTATGAAAATGGTTGAAAGTATCTATAGCAACTTAGGAGATGCATTAGATAAATTTGTTGAAACAGGTAAATTTAAATTTGCAGATTTTCGTAAAGCTGTTGTTCAAGATTTACTTAAAATCCAATTGCGTGTTGCCGCAACAAATGCTATCAGCGGTGGATTAGGATTATTTGGATTATCCTTACCTGGTAGAGCAGAAGGTGGTCCTGTATCTTCAGGTAACCCTTATATTGTTGGCGAGAATGGTCCTGAATTATTCATTCCTAAATCTGCTGGAACAATAATTCCAAATAATGCAACTGCACCATCATCTGGAGTAGGTACTACACAAGTTGTATATAATATTAATGCTGTAGATGCACCAAGTTTTAAACAAATGATTGCCGCTGATCCTAGCTTCTTGTATGCTGTTAGTGAACAAGGGCGTAGAAGAATACCAGGAGCGAGATAATGAGTGACTTTCAATGGATATTTGACAATGCGGAATCTATCAGTGTAGATAGAAATCCTATTGTTGGACAATCAATAACAAGAAATCAAACAGTCCGTGCTGTTAGCCGCGGATCAGGTATATGGAAATTTACTGTCAAAATGCCAGATGGTTTCCAATGGACAGATGCCAGACCATATATTAGTAAAATAGAAGCCTTAGGCAAATATACAACGGGTACTGTGCAATTAAGCAATACAGGACAAAATTGGATTGTAAAATATCAAGGTAATGCAGTTAATACAACTGGCTTTTATGCTACTACTGTTGCAGGTAGTTCTTCAATTACATTAACAACTAGCCCTACTACATCTAGTGGATATAAATTCCGCGCAGGTGATATTATCCAATTAGGAACTAATCCTACTGTTTATACTGTTGCCGCAGATGCTGATTACAATGCAACTATAGTTACATTAAATCGTGCAGTTGAATCTAGTGGCACTGGAGTTAATCTTAAAATAGGTCCAGCGGTTACTTGGACTGTAATTTGTACACAAATGCCTACATGGAAATTAGTTGATTACAACCGTGTTGCATGGTCAGGCGAATTTGTATTCTATGAGAACAGAGTATGATAAATCTATCAAGTTATGCTAGCCTAGAACATGCACTATTGGTCAAATGGGTTGTGCCAAACTTTGACACGGCTTATGTAACAGATTATACAAATCCAATTACAACAGGTGGCCATACTTATACTAATATAGGTAATTTGTTAGGTGTTAGCAATACCGTAAGCGAATTAACAACCAGCACTGGCGAAATTACAGTTAGTCTAAGTGGCATACCTACTAATAGTATTAGCGATTTGTTTAATCAAGAAATCAAAGGCAGTGATATAACCATTTACCGTGCCTTTTTCAATCCTAATACACATCAACCTATTAATGTAAATGGTTCTAGTAATGTATTGCAAAAATTTAAAGGCATTGTAACCAATTATTCAATTAGTGATAGCGTAGATTTAAATGTAGGTATTGCCTTAAGTACAATTACATTAACTTGTGCTAGTAAAGTAGAAATACTCAATAATTTTACTAATGGTCGTAGAACAAATCCTGCTGATTTCCCAGATGAATATAGTATGAATAAAGTTCGTGCGCTAGCCAATAGCAATTATAACTTTGGAGCACCATAATGGAATTTTTTAGTACAGCCTGGAGCTGGATTACTGGATCAAGCATTGCAGCCAGTTTAAGCCGTACCGCGTTATTGGTCTATGTGGCCAAATTATTAGCGGGTAACACAGATCCAAATGCCAATGCCAATCCAACACAACCTGATACAGGTGTGCGTTTACAATTAGATCCAAGTACCAGCAATCAAATTCCCGTGTTATATGGCGAGGCTTACACTGGTGGTAATATTATTGATGTTGCTTTGAGTAGTGATTATAAGAAAAGTACCTATGCATTGGTTATAGCTGAAGTTACAGGCAATAAATTAAGCAATAGTTCCGCAACCAGTTATACATTTAAAAATTGTTATTTTAACAATAACCGTGTGGTGTTTAAAAGCGATGGTATTACTGTTGATTATACATTAGATGCCAACGGCAACCAAGATATCAGTGCTCGTGATTTAATTAAAGTTTATTTTTACGCACATGATCCAAAACAACCTAATGGTTATAGCGGAACTACTCCAGCAAGTTACACAGTAATGCCCGGCTGGGATAGTAGTCATTATCCTATGACTGGTTTAATCTATGCTATTGTTGAAGTAACTTATAGCAGAGATAAAAATATTACTGGATTGCCAGATATTATTTGGCATATTGATAGTGATATGAAAAAGCCAGGTGATGTATTGTATGATTATATGACCAATACACGCTATGGTGCCGCAATTCCTTCAAGCGAAATTGACAATAGTCTTGTTGCATTAAACACTTATGGTGCAACAGGATTTACCTATACCAATACCAGCAACCAAAGTGTTACTGGACAAATTACAATTAATGGCCTAGTGGATACAACACAACATGTATTCACTAACATGGAAGATTTAGCCAAAGCGGCTAGTAGTTGGATTAGTTATAATACACACCAAGGGCAATGGACATGTGTAATTAACCAAGCTGGATCTAGCATTGCTAGTTTTACTGATAGCAATATCATTGGAGAAATTAGTATTAGCGGTACTAGTTTGGTACAACTTAATAATATTGTCAATGTCAAATATCAAAATACAGATATATTAGATAAAACAGACTTTGTTAAAATAGAATTGCCTAGTGGCGATTTATATGCCAACGAACAACCTAGCACATTAGAATTAAATTTACCATTTACCAATAGTCAAGTTGTTGCAAGTAAAATTGGCCTACAGGCATTAAAACAAGCCCGTGTGGATAAGGTTATTACATTCCGTGCAGATTACAGTTATTTTGATTTGAATGCAGGTGATTTAATTGATGTAACCAATTCAATTTATGGATTTACCAATAAGGTATTCCGCATTGTTACCATAAGCGAAATTGATGGTGATGATAATACTCTTCAATTTGAAATCAAAGCATTAGAATATGATGCTGATGTTTACACTTATAACATTACTCAATATACTGTTGATACCGATGACGGTATTTTAAACATTGGATCCATTGGTAAACCTAATACTCCAACCGTTACCAAAACCGAACAAAGTAATGCACCACGCATTGTAATCAATGCTGTTGTGCCAAGTGGTATTATTGATGCCATGGAGTTTTGGTTAACATTTGATACTGGTGTACAAAATGATGCCAATAGAACTTATATTAAAATTGGCCAATATTCCAATACCAACGGAAGCGTTTTAACAGAAAATGATAGCGTAAGTTATACCTATAGCGGTCTTGCACAAAGTAATTTTTATGTTAAGGTGCGCGGCATTAACAGCGTTAACACAGGACCATTCAGTGATCCAAGCGGATTAGTTGCTTATGTGCCAATTGTTGTTGCTGATACCATCAGTGACAACCCAGTTAGCTTTGGCGGACAGTTAATGGGCCTAGGTCTATTAACCCTATTGAATAACTTAGATAAATTGTTTGGCGGCAATACTGGAACAGGTTCACTATTTGAAAAGATATTTGGCTTGTTTAATGAAAAAACAGGTGTTGATTTAGTTGGTAGTGCTCAGTCAGGAAGTCTTGTCGTGGCCAGTAATGTTATTACCAAAGATGAAGGTAATATATTAACACAGCAAACAGCTAGCCTTAACTTTGTTGGTGATGGTGTTACTGTCACAGGTGCAGGCAATGATATTACGGTTACAATTAACGGAACTACTAGTGGTGGTACAGGAGGTACAGGCGGTACTGGTACAGGCGGAACAGTAGCTACCACTTGTTTCTTAACACAAGGATATTTGTATCCACCAGATAAATCTACAAATACAGAATCTTATCCCGAAGATAGTTATACTGCCAATGGTGGATATTATAGCGCAGACCATGCTCCAATTACAGGTTATTATGCTGTAGCATATGGCGGTGGTGTTTATGCTGACTTAATTAAAGGTGCTGGAAACATTTACCTTTATAAGAGTGATGGTACATTGGTACAAACGCTTTCAGCAAGTAATTTAGTTATAGATAAAAATATTGTTAAGATTCCATTCTCTAACCGTACTAGAGGTACTGATTACTATATTCTTATGGATGGCGGCGTTGTTAAAAATGCCAGCGGATGTTTAAATCCAGCAATTGCCGATCCTAAACTTTGGAATTTTAATACACCATGGGATGATCCAAATCCATATGACCTAACCGGAGCATACGAAACAGTTCCAGAAGGTTGTGTTGGAGGATTATCATTTGTTAGTTTTGGTGTTCGCAGTTATTTTAGTGGTGAAACATTAACCAAAGCCAATAGACAAACTGATATTAGAGTCAATTGGGGTAATCCAGTTGTATTAGGCACAACAGGTAAAGTTAAAATATATGCAAATGGCAGTCTAGTACAAACTATCAATGCCAATGATACATTTAGTAGCCAGAAGGTCAGTGAGTTGATATGGACAAGTGGTAATTATTTGTATATTGATCCAACAGTAGACTTTGCCGTTGGTGCTAGTGTTTATGTTACTATTGAATCAGGTGTTGTAAAAGATGCTTGTGGTAATGTTAATCCAGCAGTAATGGGTTCAACATCAATTGCATTTACTGTTGATGCTGGTCCTGTAACAGCCGCTCCATCATTACCAAGTGGTGGAAGTATTAATGAAAGCCCAGTATCATTAACATTTGACCGTCCAGTTGTTGCAGGTTCAGGAAACTTAGTTGTTTATGACGGTAGTAACAATGTATTAGCTACAATACCAAGCAATAGTTCAGGAATAACATATACTCAAGGAGTTACTTAATGGGAATTAGAACAAAAGTTGAAATAGATCCAGCTTCATTGGGAATAACTTGGGCTGCAAATACCAGTTATCGAATTGCTATTGAAGAAGGATTTGTTATAGAAGATGGCGGTGACCAACAACCTAGTCCTGCTGTACCAACTTTATTATCGTTTACAACCAATGCTACAGGGCCAGTATTAAGCTCTAGTAGTCCAGCTAGTGGAGCAACCAGTGTCACTGGCATTAGTAAAGTTACTCTTACTTACGATAGAAAAGTTATTAAGAATACTGGATCGATTAAATTTTACAAAGTTGGAAGTCCTGCTACATTAGTTCAAACATTAAATGTAGCTGAATCTGATGTTTATTTAGAAAGCGATACACATCAATTAAGTTTTAACATTGTTGATGCTTTAACAGATGCCAATTCAACTTATTATTTTACTATAGATGCCAATGCTGTTAAAGATTATGATAATTTTTTAAGCCCAGCAATTTCTAACACCGGTACAATTAGATTTACAACAGGTGCGGCACCTAGCATTGTCAGTACAACCCCTGCAGATAATGCAACAGGAGTTACCAATGCCGTGCTTACTGCTACATTTGATAGAAATATTAAAAAAGGTGCAGGATATATTAATATCTATAATGCAAGCGATGATTCATTGGCGTATGCAATTAATGTTAGTGATAGTAAAGTAACTATTAATAATACTGTGCTTTCTATTAATTTAACATTCTTACTTAATAGCGATACTAGTTATTATGTACAAATTACATCAACGGCTATTAGAGATATTATGGGAATATATTTTCCTGGTATTAGTGATAAAACAACTTGGAATTTTGCAACAGCTACAGGTAGTGTTGGATATAGTACAAATGATTGGCCATTATATTATACTAGTTATTTCTGGGTTACTTACCCAAGTGCTACAAGACCAACAGCTACAACAGCACAAACTGTTGACCGAACAGCCGGTATTCGATTATGGCAAAAAAATTCAGGAAGTGCCGATAGTTTAATTAAGGTATTCTATGATGGTGACACTCCAGATGATATTGCTATAGCTACAAATCAATTGCGTATAAGGTTTGCACCTTATATGGATTATCAAAAAGAATATTATTTTACCATAGATGACGGAGCATTTTATGATAGTGCAACATCATTAACTCTTCCTGGAATAACAACTCAAATACCAGCGTTTACATTTAATACACAAACTGCATGGACTAACCAAGATGTATTAACTTACACTGGTAATACTGGTAATCATTATTTTGTTGATACTATTGTCAGCAACGGCACAAATAATCCAGGATTCCATATACCAAAAGCTCTTAGTTCAACAGCAACATATACTCTTGAAATAAGCAGTACAATGGGAACATGGGGTTATAGTAATGCTTCAACAGCCAGCAGTACATTAAGCATCACAGGTACTAGAGCAACAATTTATTCAGCATTATTTGATACAACTGCTAAGGTATTATTCTACCCAACTAAAAATGCAAGTACTAATGGAACATATACAGTAGTGTTAAAAGAAGGTAGTACTACAAAAATAAGTACCACTTATGCTATGAACTATAGCGGAAGCAATGCGGCTTCAACTGAAATTGTTCAATTATATAGTGCTGGTTCAGGTACCTGGACACCAAGTTATGCTCAATTAACTTATAGACCAAATGCTACTGTATTACTAGTAGGTGCTGGTGCTGGCGGTTCAGCTACCGATAATATTAGTCCTTATGGTACAGGCGGAGGCGGAGGCGGCGGAGTCCGCGAACAAACAGGCATTACTATCACAAATACAGGATATGCTTGGACTGTAGGTACTGGTGGCAGCGTTGGTGCCGCAGGTGGCAATACAACTATGTTTGGTTATACAGCTAATGGCGGTTCAGCATCAACAGGTGCAAATGCAACTACTGTAGCTGGAACTAGTGGAGCACCTACAGCACATATAGGTGGCGGCCCTGGAGCAGGTACTACAGTTTATGGTGGTGGTGGTGGTGGCGCAGGTCAAAATGGATGGACTTCAGGTACAAGTACAACTGGTTATTATAACCCAGCGGCTTTTAGTGGGATGAATATAGCCTATGGTATTGATAGTTCAATACTTGGATCTTTAGGAGAAGCTAAACTTGGAGCTGGTGGTCCTTGGTTTGGTGTTAGTGGCGGCTGGGTTGATGCCACATGGCAATATCCTATACATGCCGGAAATGGCGGCGCAAGTAAATATTTGACTTCAACAACTTATCCAAGAAACTCAGGTGCAAATGGTATCATTGCAATCAAGTTGAGTACTTAATATGGAAATTAAATTATTAATGGACCAATTGACTGATTACATACAATATCCCAAGAGTCTTGAACGCCTTGGGATATGTAGTGGCTGTCCTAGCCTAACCAAAGATACATTAACATGTCAACAATGCGGATGCAATATGAAATTAAAAGTATTAGTACCGCTTATGAAGTGTCCATTGAACAAGTGGTAACTTTTTTTGCCTTTTTTCAATGATTTTTTAGGTTTGTACTAAATACTTGTGCGAATCGCATAACGCAAGTTATTAACCAAATACAACCCTTAAGGAGAAAAATATGGGCGCAGCCAGTAATTATTTAGAGTTGAAACTACTCGACCACGCACTTGGTACAGCAACTTATACCAAGCCAACAACAGTTTATGTTGCATTACACACAAGCGATCCTGGTGAGACAGGTAGCTTCTCAGGTGAAGTGTCAACTTCAGGAACAGCTTATAGCCGTAAATCAGTAACATTTGCATCCGCTTCAAGTGGAAGTGCCGCAAGCAATGCAACAGTAACATTTGATGCCGCAACAGCAAGTTGGGGTACTATTACACACATTTCTATTACAGACAATGCTACAGCAGGTTCTGGTAATGTGTTATTCTATGGTGCTGTTACAACTAGTAAGACTATTGACACAGGCGATACTTTCCAAATTACATCAGGCAACTTAACAGTTAGCTTAGATTAATTGTCACCCGTGCTGGTAAAGGAACACCCTTAACTAGTGCGGAAGGCGACAGTAATTTTACAAACCTACGCGATGCCCAAGTTGGTATCAAAGTAGGTTCTGAAACTATCTACACAGACCTTAACGGGTCTATTGAAATTGTAGCAGGTAGTAATTTAACTATTGACTCTAACACAGGCAATAAGACATTAACTATCAATGCTCCATATTCAGCAACAGGTGCTACAGGTGCTACAGGTGCCACTGGAGCAACAGGATCACAAGGTATCCAAGGAAACACTGGAGCAACGGGTGCAACAGGACCACAAGGCGATACAGGGCCAACCGGTGCTCAAGGACCACAAGGACCTGCTGGAGATCAAGGCATTCAAGGCAATACTGGTGCAACCGGCGCCACTGGTGCAACAGGACCACAAGGCGATGTTGGCCCTACAGGACCTCAAGGTGCTACTGGTGCAACAGGACCACAGGGTGATGTTGGCCCTACAGGAGCAACTGGTGCTCAGGGAGATATGGGACCTACTGGCGCAACTGGCGCTCAAGGACCAA